TCAGCGCCGGGCGAGGCGGCGCACCCCGTCAAGACCGATGCCGCAAAGACCTGCGCCAGGATCGTGCATCGCCGCATTTTCCAGCTCCCTTGCCAATGTGTCCGCTTGGGCCTGTGCAGCCAGCCGCGCAGCTTCGCGCCTGCTGGCCGCCTCGGCTGCTTTGGCTACCTCCGCCTGCGCTTTCAGAGTTGCCGCCCTGTGGGCCGTTTCTGCGGCGCTGAAGCCCATGGCATATCCACGGCGGTCGATCCACCAGGCTGCCGCGACCAGGGCGAGGATCAGGCCAATGTTGATCCAGGCTCTCAGGCCCATGCCGCCACCCGCGCGCGGTGCTGGGCATCGGTCAGCCGCGCGGCAGGCGACATGAATTCCTCGGCCCGGGTGATCCAGCCGCCCTTGCCGCCATCTTGCCGGCGGGCATATTTGCGGCTCGTCGGCCGGGCATCCCCGATCCGGTAGTAATATTCCCGCCGCGCGGCGCCATAGGCGTCGGCCAGTGCCTGATCGCCCAGGTGATCGGCCTCGGTCTGCGCCAGCCGGATCGTCTGCGGGCCAATGCCGCCATCGATCGCGATGTCGTGGCCCATGCCGTGCAGCAGCCCTTGCAGGATCTTCACCGCCTGCGTTCCTGCATTCACATACATGTCGAAGATCGCCGGCTGGATCGCCGCGGGCAGCGCGCCCAGGCGAGGCCGGTTGAAATATTCGTCGATGAAAATCTGGCGCGCCTGTGAAATGGTCAGCGCCCGCACGTCGGCCGCATCGACCAGGCCATCGTGGTTCAGGTCGAGCCCGAGCCGCCGCATCGTGCCGATCGTCACGCCAAAGTTGGTGGCGCCGCCGGGATCATCGGGATCGTTCACAAAGCCGCCTTCGCGGGCGACGATTTCGGAGGCGAGGTCAGGTACGGATTTCATCGGTCACCTCTGATCTGTTTCGCCCAGGCGTCGAACCCGAAGGCCGCGCCCGCGAAGGTGAATATCGGCAGGGTCAGGAACTTCGCCCCCTCGAACGCCGTCGGCTGCCAGACGCCCCAGATGAACATGCCGAACAGATAGGCCAGCATCGCCGCCGACAGCTCGCGCTTGTAGGTCCGGGTCATTTCAGCACCTGCATCGTAATGCCCATGTTGGTTTCAGGTTTTCTTGATGAGCCGCTCGAGGATGACCTCGGAGCCGCGCGGGCCAAGATAGGCCATCACCGCGATGACGGCCGTCTTCACCGGCTGGTCCAGGTGCGTGTAGGCCGCAACCCCTTCACCGATGATCGCCATGCCGACCGCGATCGGGACTTCCCACAGGATTTCCCAACCGAAGAACCGCCTGCGCTTCGCTTTGACCTCAGTGGCGTGATACATGAGTCTTCCCATAGCTGCCCCGATCAGTGTCGTTGCCGCGCCGCCGAGGAGCGCATCCATCGTCGCGATAAAGCCCTGCGGCTCTTTTGGATCCACGGCAGAACCCCTCCTGCTTGCCTGCATGTTTACCTCCGTGGTCGGAGAGTGATACCGCCCCGGAAAGGGGCGGCAGGCTTGGTGTAGTCGTCATGGCCTACACACTGTCGCCGTTGGCGTCGAAGTTCATGCTGGTGTCATGCAACCCGCTGAAATTGTCGCCCCGGTCGAAGTCCTCGATGAAGATTTGCCGGGTCGGCCAGCCCTGTTTCGACAGCACCGCCTGGCTGTCACCAAGCAGGAGCTTGGACCAGAGGTCATAGCTTCCGATGCGGGCGCTTGGGGTCGCGTAGAACGGATCGGTGACAGTCCCGGCCTTGGGCCTGATGTCCCAAAGATCGTTGAGGTGTGTCGGGACCGCCTCGTGATAGGCGAGGATTTCATGGTGGTCCGACGAACAGATCAGTTTAAGCCCGCCGGTCCCCTCGTTGACCACATAGGCGCTGTTGGGGGCGGTGATGAAGTTGTCGTTCGAAATGTCGGTCGCCACGATGCGCGGCCATGGCGCCCGGCCAGCCTGACCGTTCGGCCATGGCGCGTTCGGCAGGATGCTGTCGATCATCGAGTTGTTGTTGGTGGTCAGGATCGAGCCGCCGGGGATCTTGTCGACACCGCGCTGTTGGCCACTGCAAACAAGGTTCTGGTTGAAACTGTGCGGCCCGGTCGAGGTGGACCCACCCTTCGACTGGTAGAGGGTTTGCGTCGCGTTCGATGAGTAGCCATCGGCATCAGGGTCATAGCTTGCCGTCCAATAGCCCCGGAAGTTGACGTTGTACCGGAAATTCTGGCGATGGCTGATCGCCCCGTCGTTGAACTGGAAGTCGTCGCCATGCAGCTTCTTGTAGGGATGAAAGACCCGGTCGGTGAAGCAGAACTCGCGGAGCAGATCGGAGATCACCGATCCTGTGGCGAGCTTCTGGAAGTTGCCGCCCGAATGACGGCCCATGAGACCCCGGAAGATCGGGCTGTTGACAGTCCCGTAGGCATCTACGGAGCTGTCGCAGATGTAGAGCGTAGCCGAGTATTGTACCGAACAGTTGGTGCCGCCGTCGATCCTGATCCCCCGCTGTGTGGTCCCGAGGTTGCCCTGGACCAGATCGAAGGCCCAGCCGCGCGCCACGTTCTTGATCGAATGGCAGTTGGTGCAGTTCTTGATGACCAGGATCGCTCCGTTGAACAGGCCGGTGTTCGGCGCCCTGATGTCGTTGCGCCACAGGCTGATGTTAGTGCAGCCGTTAAGGGTCGTGACGCCATTGATATAGGTCGAACAGGTCGGGTTGCTTTTCCCGAAGGCCAAGGTGCTGCCGTAGACCCCGACCGGCCGGAGGTAAACATTCATCGGCATGTGGATGTTGTTGATCGTCAAGCCGGGCAGGATCGCGTTGTAGCCCAGCACACGGTCATCGAGCGGTGCCTTGCCCGCTGGCGCAGTCGTCACCGGATCAGCGGCCCAGGCAGCCAGTGTCGAAAGAATGGCGCTGAGCGAACTGACGACCAGGTCAGGCGTGAAGGTGGTGATCGGCGTCGTGGCGATCACTGTCGTGACTTGCCACACCCCGCGCGCAACGGCCGCGATCCCGTTGCCCGCCAGATCCTTGATGACACCGGCCGAAAACTCGATGGACACATCGACGCCGTAAGGCAGGGCGCTTGTCGGCGTGACGATGACCTGCCCGGTGCCAATGGCGATCGATCCCGGCCCGCTCGACGGGGCCGTGGCCACGTCCAGCGTTTCGATCAGCGCATTCGTCGTCTCGTTCCAGATCTTGATCGTGCCGCTGGTGCCCTTCGCCACCGGTTCGGACATGGTGAAGGTGAAGGCTGACCCAATGGCCACGCTCGACCCCGACGGCGACATGGCGCTGATCGTGGGGGCGATCACGTCCGTCGTGACCGTCTGGCCCTTGACCTTGATGTGCACCCCGGTTTTCGGATTGGATGGCACGGTCACGCCATTCACCGTGGTATATGTCCGATAGCTGGTGATCGTCAGGACCGTGACGGTTTGCACGTTGGTCGGATTTGCACCTTCGGTCCCGTTTGCTTGTGACACCAGGACCACGCCTTCCGGCGTCACGGAAATCGCGAAGGGCGGCTGGTTCAGTTCCGCCGGCCCCGGCGAGTTGAACATGTTGATGGTGCCGAAACCGGTGGCGGTGAAGTCATACATCAGATGCCCGGTCGAAATCGGGATCAGGGTTTTTCCGGTGCTTTCGGGATAGCCGGTCATGTCGATCTCCAACTCAAAGGGCTCTGGGGGTGGGGGCGCTGGCACCACCGGCGGCGGAACCAGTTCGATTTCGGTGAATTTTCCGGTCGCCGGATCGGGCATGAGCGAGATGGCGCCCGCTTCGACCTTGGCGATGCTGAACGCCCGGTCTGCGACCTTGGCCTTGTTGCTTGCCCAGCGGATCGTGTTGCTCATATCGACACCTCAGTACGGTTTCAGGGCGAGGGTGGCAGACGACCAACTGTCATTGGCGCTATCCTCGCCGGAGGTGCAGGGGTTCGGATCGAACGCCCCGCTCGTCCAGTCGGTCTTGCGGGCAATGATGGCCTTGTAGCCTCGGTTGGTAGCGGCCCCGGCGACCTGTGCGCTCAGGGTCATGTTCGACGGTGCGGCCAATACCTGCGGGGTGTTGTCGCCAGATGCGCCACCCAGAAGCAGGATGATTGCGCCAGCCGAGACCGGCGTGACCGCCGCACCATCGACAAGCGTCGTACCTACCCCACCAGAGAACACCGGAGACACGTCGAACGGGCTTGTCGGATCGACATAGCGCCAGAACGAGACTGCTCCAGCACTACCATTCACCGAGTTGTTGGAGGCCACCACATCGACGCTGGTATCCGGCGTGGCCCCCATGGCTTTCCACGCGACCGAGGTGTTCGCGTCGCGGGTAGCATCCCGGTAGTCGTCGAGAATTTCAGTCCAGCCTGCCGTGTTGATGCCGGGGTTCTCGTTCGAGTTGGACGTTGTCCAACCAGTGACAGCGAAGCCTACGTCGCCCTGTTGCAACGCACCGCCGGTGCCCCCCGTGTCGGTCAGCAGCGCGGTCAGGTCGAGCAGGTAATTCGCACCGGTGCCGTTGTTCTTGGCATAGCCAAGGAAGACAGGCACCTTCATCGTGAACTGCGCCGAGCTGACGACGTTCGAGTTTTGCGAATAGGCGTCATGGTGGACGAGGTGCGCATAATAGGCCGCGCCCGGCATCATCCCGCTCGAAACGGGGATCGTTTTTGCCCCGATCGAAGATACCGCGACAGAACCGGCGCAGATCGCCGCCGCACCGGCCGCATTCTGCCCGGCGATGATTTGCGGGGCGGTCGGCTGCGTCGATGCGACCGTGACCACCGCGTAAAGCGTGCCCGTGTTCTTGTCCGTGGTGGCGCCGACCGTGGCGGCGAGGCACCGGATCGCCGTTCCAACCGGCGTCGTCAGGACCGGAGCGGCAGGGATGAGCGCGACCGTGCCAGAAATGATCGAAACGGCCGACAGGTTGCCGTAGGCGTCTTCGTGCGCATAGGCCACCTTGTAGGCGGCGGCGCCAGAAATGCCGGTGAAGGATACCGCTTGCGCCCCCGAGACGGTAACGCTTTGCGACAGCGTGCCGATGGCGGCCCCCGCGCCGTCCTGCCCCGCCTTCACCTGCGTCGAGATCGGGGCGGTATGCCCGCTGTCGTAGGCCACGGCATAAAGCGTGCCGTTGCCCTCGTCGGTCGAGATGGTGCCGTTGATGCCTGTCGCGCCATTGGCGGTCGCTGTCGGGCTGGATAGCGTGGGTGCCGTCGTGTCACCGGCGCCCGCAGGCACGATGTATTCGAAATCGCTGGTGGTGTAGCTGAAGTCCGTCACGTCTGTCGGTTCGGCATAGACGGTGCCGACCGGGGTGCCGCCGACCGACGCCGGAACCGCCGCAGCCGCGACCGTATCGCCCGTCTGCAGAACATAACTCGACGCCACGGTGGCGCCGTTGACCGTGTAGACCGGTGTTCCAAGCGTCACCGCAGCCCCACCGTAGGTATAGGTGCCCGCCACATAGGCAAGACCGATCTGATCACCCACCCGCAACTTTGCCGGGTCCAGGTAGGATGCCGGCGCGGCGACGAATGGAGAGAGACGCGCACCTCCGCCGCCCACAAGCCATCGGGTGATCAGGCCGCGCCGCCGCATCAAAGAGCCTCGCGCCGGATCACGGCGGCGGTGTCAGTGACACGCCGATAGCTGATCGTCTTGCCGGCCGAAACTTGCACGCCCAGGCCTGCCTCGAGGCGGATGCCGTCGGGCGTGGCGGGGGTGGCCCCGGCGGTGATTTCGACCGTGCCATCGGTGCATTGCCAGTATTCGTTGGCGGCGGTCGGGGCGCCGATCGCCGTCCAGGTTTGCGGGATGTTGGTGATGATCGCCATGATCAGATCCTTTCGGCGGGGTTTGGGGATTGCGGTGGCTGGGTCATGCGGCCGCCTCGAGTGCCGCGGCGGCGGCAAAAAGCGTGTCGAGCTGGCCGCCGGTCAGGTTCACCCCGCCGGCGTCCTGAAAGTAGGTGACGATTTCGGCGGCGGTGCGCCGGAACTTGGCAATGTCGGCATAGCGGGCCTGGTCGGTCGCACTCAGCGCCGGCAGGCGCGCTTGCAGCGCCGACCAGACTGTGCCGCCACCGTAGGATGTGGCCCGGCAGGCGTCGTGGAAATAGAGCCGCGCGACGAACGCAACGCCGGTGGCTGGCACCGCCTTGGCGACCGGCTTGCCGGTTACCCCGTCCGGTTCCAGATCGACGCCGAGCGCCAGGGCCGCCTTCCATTCCGCCTCGGTGATGAGCGTTTTCGGCGAGGGGATGTTCGCCAGCGGGATCTCGGCCGTGATGTAGAAGCCGTAGGTTCCGTCCCCATTGTTCGCGTAGTAGATTGCCATGTCAGTATCCCACCCCCCAAACCCAACCGTTGCGCGCAGCCGTATCGGCATTCCCTTTTTGAACCGTCACCCCGAACCGCGTGATTGCGGTTGTGCCGATCATGTCGCTCGCGGCGTTATCGACGCCGACAAAGGTGGCGATACAGGCGTTGGCGAAGGCGGTCGGCCAGGTCACGCTGACGTTCGCCCCGGCGGCTGCGCCAATCGAATACCGGCGCCATTGCAGCTTGAAGGTGTTGGCACCAATCTTGATTGACAACGCATCGCTGCTGCTGCTGCCGAAGGCGATCCGGTCGCTGAAGAAGTCCAGAAGCGCCTTTGGCGTCACCAGCTTGTTCAGGATCGCGCCGGCGATGGCCTCGGCACTTGACGCGACGAAGGCGCCCGACGCGGTGTCCGCGCCCAGATCGCCCGTGATCTTCGCCCCGGTGTTCAGTGTCTCGAACCGCTTGACGTTGTTGAAATAGGCCGAAAAGGCGCCATCGGCCACCGCCTGGAAAAGCAACTCCCCCGCTACCGATTTGAACGTGACCGCATCGAAGGCTTCCTCTGATGCGACGCCGGGCAGCCCGCCGCGCAGCAGCTTTTGCAAGGCGTTGTCGAAATACTGATAGGCGTCGCTGTCGTTGCCGAAGCGCAGCACGCGGCCGTCCCGCAGCTTCACCTCGTTGTCGAAGGTGTTGATGCCGGTGAAGGTCTGGGTGCCGGCGCGGGTCACGTCGGCATTGGCCACGACACTGGCCGCGGCCGCCGCGCTGGCCGCCGCGTTCGTTTCGCTGGCGCTGGCCGCGCCGGCCGACGCCGCGGCCGCTGCGGCATTGCCTTGGGCACCAGCGATGGCCGCAGCCGTCGGCCCGGCCATCGGCTGCAGCTGGTCGTCGAAGATCACGGCGGCGTCGGGCTTGGGCACGAAGGTCGCGGCCGCCGTATCGAGCCGCAGCGTGTTGGCAAGGATCTGCTCGAGCTCCTGGACTTTCATGGTCAGGATGTCGAGCTGCGCCTCCATGCCCTTTTCGCGGTCGCCCAGCACGCCCAGCCAGCCCTGCTGGGCTACCGTGTCGCGCGTCAGGAAAATCTGCCCGCCGGCATAGGCCGCCGCGGCGCCGACGCTCAGCGTCAGATTGCCGGTCGTGGTGCTTTCCGTGGGCGCCACGCTGAAATCCGTGCCCGCCACCAGGTCGGTGCGCACGCCCGCCAGGATCACGGCTGCCCGGACGGCGCCGGTGGAATAGGGCCAGCCGATCGCATAGGGCCCGGTGCCCATCACGGTATAGTCGCCGTCGGGAATGTCCGGTTCGATCGTCATTGGCTACCTCCGAAGGCGTTGGACAGGTTGGGCAGGCGGGCACCGGCGGCACCGCGCGCGATGAAGGGCCGGTTGCCATAGTCCTTCTGCATCCGGGAAACCTGCTGGTCCCACTGGGTTTGCGCATGCGGGTCCAGGAAGGATTGCAGCGTGTCGGCGACCACCCGGTTATAGGCGGCGCGCACATACCAAAGGGTCGACAGGACCGGGAAGTCCTTGCGAACGAGGGTCGACAGATCGCGGCCGAAACTGCCGCTGGTATGGGCAAAGAGCCCGATCAGATCGCCGGCCAGCGATGCCTGCGGGCCCATCAGCGTGCCCGCCAGCCCCTGGCCGGTGCGGCTTTCCTCGGATGCGAAGAAATCGCCGAAGATGCCAAGGCCGCCGCCCTGGAACAGCGCGGCTTTCCAGAATACCCCGCGATCCATCGGGCGGGGGTCATTGCCCTTGGCCAGTTCCTTGAGCTGGATCGACAGCGCCCCCATCAACAGAAGGCCGGTAAAGGTCAGCGCGGCCAGGCCCACCTTGGTTTCCCAGCCGCCCTTCAGCGCGGCAAACTGGCGATACTGGCCGACCATCAGCGATGCGGTGTAGCCGCGAAACATCATGCCGCCCCGCAACACTTCGCCGCCGATGGTGCCGGCCGACGTGCCGGCCAGCACGCGGGTGGTCACCTCGAGGTTGCTGGTCGGGATCAGGATGGCGAGCTTTTCCTGCACCGACATCGACAGCTTCAGCGCCAGATCGTCCGCCTGGTCGGCGCTGGTCGACCGCTGCATGGCCCGCCAGCTGTGCGGCGTGATCATCGTCGCCCCCGTGCGGGGGTCGCGGAACAGCGCCGCCGGGTCGCGCAGCCGGTCCCAGTCGCGCGCCGAAATCCCGCGCCGTTCGAAGATCGTGCGGATCCCGTCGTTGATCTGGTCGAAGGGCAGATGAGCGTTGCGCGCCAGCTCGGCGCCGAACTCCATCTTGACGGCGGTGCGCAGCATGTCGGTCCAGAACGACAGGCCCGACGCGCGCATGGTGATATTCGACAGGCGCTGCGAAATGCCGGTGCCGATCATCTGGCCCATGAAGCGGGCGGCGCCGCCGCCGGCATCGGTCAGCGTATCGAAGATGAAGCCGGCGGTTGCGGCGGTCGCGCGCTCTTCGGGGCTTGCCGCCAGCTTGACCGCCTGGCTCAGCACGTTGGCGGGTTTGAGGCCCATGATATGTGCGCCGACCGACACGGTGACCAGATCGGTCGGGGCCGACAGAACCGCCGAGCCGAGATAGGCCGAGCCGAGGAACTGCCGGGTGCCGCGCATCATCGCCGCCGCCGCCTGATCGCCGATCACATTCTGGCTGCCGTCAAGCCCGTGCAGCATGCCCCGGGCGATGTCGCCGTTCTTTTTGACCGCGTCCTGCAGCGCCTTGTTGCCCGACTTGGCCGCCTTGATCGTCGCGGTCTGGATGGCGAATTCCAGCCCCGCCGACGGGTTCGGCCCCAGAACCTTCATCAGGGCGATGTCGCGGTTCAGGCCATGGAGGCCATGCAGCAGCGCCGTGAACGGGTCCGACGCGCCGAATTCGCGGTTATAGTCGCGCCAGCCCTGGCCGGTGGCGAAGTGGAATTCCCGGTGATCGGCGCGCCGGTTGTAAAGCGCCTTGCCGCCGGCGATCGCGCCCGCCGTCCGGTCGGCCCAGCCGCCGGTGGTGATGTTGCGATACATCGACCGCAGGAAATCCTCGGTCACCGCCCTGGGCGGGACGATGCCCTTTTCCGTGGCAAAGGGGCGGCCGGTCGATTTGTCGATGATCCGGTCCCAGGCGCCCAGCTTTTCGATCCTGGCGGCCCAGACATCGAAGCCGGCGCGCGCCACCGCTGCCGGATCGTGGGAATGGGCGACGCCGTAATGGGCCAGTTCGCCGATGTCCATGCCACGGGCGTTGGCCATCCGGCGCAGGCGGTCCTGTTCCTTCATGACGATCGTGGCCAGATCGCGGGCGGCGGCATCGCCGGTCGCATCGCCGTGCATTTCGTCGATCATGTTGTCGAAGCCGGCCTTGTTGGTCGTGCCGCCGATCAGGCTTTGGTGATGGACCTCCAGCATCTGGCGCAGGTTCGCGGCGGTTTCCTGGTTCAGGGCCTCCTGCAGATAGCGGACATTGGCGCCTTGGAACCCGGCGCTGGGGGAATCTTCCAAGAGCGCCTTCAGCGCCAGGCCGGGGTCGGGTGCGGTTTCGATCTGATGTTTCAGCAGGCGGAACGCCTCGAGCTGGTTGATGATGGCATGGAAGCGAGCGCGGGCAGACTTTCGGGTTGCCTCTTTCAGGTCTGCTGCCGCGCTCGCTTCCGCCTGGTGGCGCGTCATGTCGAGATTGCTCTCGTAACGGGCCACTAGCCTGTTGAATTCGTCCTTGGCCGCCTGGGCGCGGTCGGCGGTGATTTCGCCCGCGTTCAGGCCCACGTCGATGCAGTCGGCGATCGTGCTCATGCGCCACCTTTCGGGTTGCAGGCCGTCAGCAGGTCGACCAGGTTGTGGTCGGCCTCGATGCCATCAAGGATGTCGGAGACACGTTCTTCGGGGCCGTCGCGGGTAAGCCGTACCGTCAGCTGACCGAAATCGGCGCGGGTGGCTGTCAGATCGGGGCGGTCGGGCTGAGGGGCGGGCCCTTGGATTGTGGTTTCGTTGGGGTCAGGCTTCGGCGCACCCTGTCCGGTATCGCCCCTGAGCGCGTCAAACGCCGCCCTGTCGGCCACCTCGGCCTCGGGGCTCTGTGCCCCCTTGGCATAGGCGGTCTCGGGCATGGGCGGGGCTGTTTCAGCCTGCCCGCGCGTGATAACCGGGCGGGGCGCGCCGATGTCGTCGGGCAGATCGCCGAACACCGCCGGATCGATCTTGCGCAGGATCTCGGGCGTGGTGGCCGCGAACATGGTGTCGGTCGCGGCGACCTTGCGCGCCTCGCTCGCGTAGCGCTTCAGGAAATCGCCGATCTCGGCCGCGCTGGCAGCCTTGCCGTTCTTCCAGAACTTGTTCCTGACCAGGGCGACGGTCAGTGGCGACACGACGCCGTCGAACATGTGGACCTGGTCCAGCAGCTCGCGGATCGCGTCGGCCATGCCCAGCCCATCGGTCTGGGCCACGTCGCGCGCCGCGGCGATCAGGCGCATGGCGTCCAGCACATAGGGGCTGATGTCGGCGTCGGCGCGTACCCGGCCGGCTTCGATGTCGGCCTTGAGCGCGGCCCATTCCGGTGCGGCGGTTTGCAGCGCGTCCATCAGGCTTTTCAGATCGCCCGCGTCGGTTTCGGTCAGCCGGGCCAGAATGTCGGGTGCATTCCAGGCGCGCGCGAACATCGCATCGCGCAGCCGCTCGCGGCCGGCCTTGTTCAGTGCGCCGGCGCCATCGAACATCGCGTTGCGTTCCGATGCCGGCAGCGCCGCAAGCGCCTTGCGCACGAAACCTGCGTTGGCGGGATGGAACAGGTCTTCGGCCGGGTGCAGGTGCGCGATGGTTTCCGGTGTCATCGACCGGGCGGTGGTCTGGGCAATCTCGGTGGGGGTCATGCGCGCCACGCCGCTGTCCTGGGCATCGACGACAAAGCCCTTGCGCTCGGCCGGCGTCAGATCGGACGTGCGGCGCGCGACCAGAACCGGCTGGCGAACATCGGCCGGGATTGGCTGGCCGGTCAGATCCTCGATCGACTTGCGATAGGCGGCGCCCCGATCGGGGAAATTCTCGTAGGCATGGGTGATCGCGCCGACGCGGCCGTTGCCGCTTTCGATGATATTGTCGGGCCCGACGATCGGCGCGCCGGTCGCCGCATTGGGCCCGGGCATCAGTTGCGCAGGGTCAAGCCGCGCGGCGGTTTCCTTGATCCAGGCATCAGAATTGGCCCGGCTGCGGTCGCGCGGTTGCAGATCGCCGGTGGCGCGGCGCAGCAGCGAGGCATCGACCACTTCGTAATTGACATCGATGCGGCGGCCCGATGGCGTGCTGACCTGGCCGTCGCCGGTATAGCCGCGCGAGGTGCGATAGGTGGTGGCAGGCGCACCATCGTCGATCAGAACGCCAGTCCATTTCGGCACGGTGCCGGCCTCGAACTGGGAATAGACATCGCGGGCATGGGCAACGCGGCGTTCCAGATGCGGCACGCCCGGGCGCTCGAAAAGGTTGGAGATCAGCGCCGCCGCTTCTTCAGGTGACTTCGCCGCACGGATTTGCGCCCAGGCGGCAGCCTCGGGACCGTCAAGCTCGTGCTTGAGGAAATTGATCTGGGTATCGAGATCGGTCGCCGGCTTGCCGGCCTTTGCCGCGAAATCCTCGAGCGCCGCCTTGCGCGGACCGTTCCATTGCAGGAACCCCAGGGCATTGCCGCCATCACCGATCGCGTTGGCATGCAGCGCAGGGCTGCTTTCAACCATGCCGTTGCCGACGAAGCCGGCCGCGACTTGCGGCTCATAGCCCATTTCCAGCAGGCGCCCATAGACATAGCCCACGCGGTTGGTGCGGGGCGATGCGTTGCCGGCGCTCGAGAAATCGAAATCCGACATGGCCAGGGGCCGGCCCGTGCCGTTCTGGCGGGTATTGTCGGCCAGGGTTTGCGCGGTCGACATAGTGTCGGTCAGCGCGTTCTGCGTCGCCTGGATTTCCGCCTCGTGATCGATCGGATGGATGCCGTCGGGTGCCGTGGCCCGGGCCGCCGCCCGCTTGGCCCAAAGGTATGACGCGGCGCGGACCACACCATGCGCGACCGCGCCGAACGCCCCGCCGATCGCGGCTCCTTCGGCCATACGGTTCAGAAGGTTCGGCTTTGGCAGGCCCAACTCGTCGGCGACCTGCTGTTCGCGCGGCACGTTCAGCCCCTCGGCCAGGCCGTTCAGCAATGCCTCGCCGGCGATGACCCTGACCGCGCCGCCTTCGACCCCGAGCGGCGCAAGCGCCAGATTGACCGGGTCGACGACGCTGCGGGCGGACGAACCGAGAAACTCGGCAAATCCGCCGCCGGGCCGGTCGAGGATGGTCTGGGCATCGGCGATTTCCGCCTGGCGCTGGCGGTCGACGTGATCCTGAAACTGGCGCGGATCGAGCGGGTAGCTGCCCCACTTGACCGGATCGGTCGGCACCTCGCGCGATGCGGCGTCGGTGACCAGCGCGATGTTGGCGGCCAGGGGGTCGGCGAACCTGCGGCCGTTGGTCTGTCGGGTAACGGTTTCGCGGCTGGCCGGCGAAAGCTTGTTCAGCATTTCCACCATCAACTTTTGTCGCAACTGGCTATCATAGCCGCCCGTGTCGCTGACGACGGTCTGCTTGCGCCAGGCGGCACCGGCCACATCCCAGAAGGGCGCCGGGCCGGGCTCGGCGGGCGGCTCCGGCGTGGTGTTCTTGCGCAGGCTGGCGATGTCGATGTTCATCGGTGCACCGCCGCGTTCAGCTGCGACAGGCTGAAGTAATATTCCTTGCCGGTCGGGTCGGTGACGATATGCTCGACGCCCCGTCCGGTCGTTCGGACCAGCAGGTAGGCGTCCTGGCCGATCTTGCCGGCCGGTTCGATGCGCAGCGTATTCCAGACCGTTTCGGGATCGGCGCCGTTGGCCCCCAGATCGGGATACTGACCAGGCACCAGGCTGGCGGCCTTCAGGCCGCGGTAGATGTCGGGACTGGGCAGGGCGCCCGTCTGGGGCGGCGTTTGCTTTTGGCCGGTATATGTGGGCCAGCTCGGTGTTTCGGAAAGATCGCTGAAGCCGCTCAGCTGCAGGCCGACGATGTTGACCGCATCGTTCACCTCTGTCGCGGCGATCCCGCGCGGCAGGGCGACCGGAACCCCCCGAATGTCTTGCACCCCGCCGATCGTGTAGTTGCCGCTGCCATCCCGGCTCGCGCCCTGCGCCACCGAAATCGCATCCATCAGCTTGGTGCGCGCCGGGCCGTCGTTGAAATATCCGGCCTTGATGTCGTCGGGGCTGATCGTGCCCATGTCATCGGCATAGATGGCCTCGGCCGCTTGCTGCACCCGGGCGGCGGCTTCGGGGTCGGCGGCATAGGCGTCGTGGGTCATCTCGTTGAAAAGCGCCTGGCGGGCGGTCTTGGCCGGCGCCGCCGCGACATCGCTGGCCAGCTTCTGCTCGCCGCGCAGGATCGGCATGACCGTGGCCGGATCGGCGCCCTGGCCCAGCAGATCGACTGCCTGCTGAAACGCCGGCGTGGCATCGGCCGTCTTGGCGATGCCGATGGCCTTGTCCTGGCCGCCCCGCGCCAAGGCGATCGCCATGTCCAGCCGCTGCCCCGCATCGGCGGTTTTCGCCAGCAACGGTTTCAGCGCCGCCTTGTCGGCATCCGACAGATAGGCGGGGGCCGTCATGTGGCCGGTCTCAACCAGGTGATCGGTGCGCGCGATGCGGCCCTGCAGGCTTTTGGCGGCGGCATCCGGGCTTGACAGGTCCAGCGCCGGCAGCATGTCGGGCATGGCCGATTGCCAGAACCCCTGCGGATCGGTCGTCATCGCCTTTTTCACATCGGCGATGCGGCCGTCGAGGTAGGTCCGTTTATCCGTCTCCCAGGGCTTGTTGACCGGGACCGCCGCCAGCGTGTCGCGTTCCTTTTGCAGCTCGGCCAGCGACATGCGGTTGATGTTCTTGCCGTCGGCCTGGAGCCCGATCGCGCCTCGGATGCGGGCGACCTCGTCGGGCAGGGCGGCCGCGACTGCGGGATCCTTCAGCTTGTCGGCCCCGGCCCAAAGGCCGCCCTTTTCGATGACGGCCAGCCCGTCGGCCAGATCGGATTTCCAGCTCGCGACCTGCTCTTTCGCCGCCGCCTTTGCCTCATCGGCCGCGGCCTTGGTGCGACGGTCCAATTCATTATGCGCCTTGGCCTCATAGCTCGCCCGATCTTCGGGGGTGAGGTTCGTCAGCTCCTTGGCATCGAGATGGTCCAGCAGCCCCTGCGGATCGTCCTGCAACATGCGGAAGGCGGCATTCGCATCGCCATCCTGGCGGAACTTCTGGCCCTCGCGCGCCGCCTGCTCGGGCGACATGACGCCGGATTTGACCCGCTCGGACAGGCGCTGGTCGTTCTGGCGGTAGATCTCGTCGCGGGTGCCCGGATCGCTGACCGCCGCCTGCTGGGCCGCGACGGCCCTGTATTGGATGTCGCTGGCCATCGTCTGGCTGTGGCGCAGCGCGATGACGTTGGTGCCGAGCGCGAACGCATGCTTTTGGGCCAGATCGTCGAACCCGAGCGCGAAGCGCTGCGCGATCTTGGGATCGACGCGCGGCCGGCCGGTGTCGGTCTGGCCGGTCAGATAGCTTTGCTTCAGATCCGTGATGTCCTTGGCCCAGCCGGCATCGATCGCGTTGGGGTCGCCCATGTTTTCATATTTCAGGCGCAGGTTGCCCATGTCGCGGGTCATGTCGACCTGCAGCTGGCTCATCTCGAGGTCGAGCCGCTGGCCCTCGATCTTGTCGCCAAAGCCCTTGATCGCATCGCCGAAGGCCGAAATGACATTGCCGGTCTGCGATGTCTCGAACTGCGGCTGCGCGGCGCGGCCGGCCGACACGCCGGCGGTGGGGACGGTCAGGCTCATGTTCCGAGCTCCGGCCAGATGTCGGGCGCGCCGGTGAGGAACTTGCCGGCGGCGCTGACCGTGCCGTTCAGCAGCGACGTTGTGGCCCGCGCATTGGCGATCTTTTCGCTCGATGTCAGTTCGCGCTGTGTTGCATCACCTTTCGACCGCACCGACTGGCTGGCAAAGCTCATCTCCTGCGCGGCGGTTTGCCCCAGCAGAACGGCGGTGGGGCTGTCAAGGCTGATCCCGCGGGCGATCAACTCGCCTGCCTGGCGGCGCATCGCGGTGCGGAATTGCAGCCGCGTGCGCTGATCCTCGGTCGCGGTCAACTGCGCCTCGGTGACCTTCTGGTCGGCGATGGCCCGCGCCTGGGCCTTGGCGGTTTGATAGCCGGATATGCCTTGCGCCAGCGCGCCGCCGACCGATAGCGCCAACCCGAGCCCCTGGAAGATGCTGCCGGTGGTCGCGGCCGCTGCGGTCGCGCCAGCCGCAGCAGTTGCCCCGGCTGCCGTGGCGGCACCGGTGCCCAGAAGCGGGGCCAGAAATGCCGGGTTGCACATTACTGGCCCCCCTCGTTGATCGGGGGCACGATGGCCGTGATTGTCATCGGGGCGCCGCCCACCGGGCTGAAGCGCAGCGATTGTTCCGGGGCGTTTCCGCCGGCCAGATCGACCCGGGCGACGCCACTGAAGGCCGTGGTCAGATCCTGCGCGACGCCGCGTTTCAGGATATTCTGGGCCGGGCTCACGCGGTCGGGCGCGCCGATCTCGCGCTCGACCACCGCCACCTTGCCGGCGGCGGTGCGATGAACGCCGATCCTGACCGATGGCGACAGGCGCCGCCAGCGGCCCATCGGGCTGCCGTCGGGCGCGGCGCCGAGAAGATCGAGCGTTTCGGCCTGATGCGTTGCATCGAAAAGCCCGATCGTTGCGCGATTGACCGCCGATGGCAGCACCACGTCACCCCCGACCGGCACGACGAGCGGGCCGAATTCGCCAAGATCGGTCCAGGCATAGACGGTTTCGCCGACGAGATGCGGGACCGAAAACGTGGTGGCCGGCGCGCCCGGCGTAAAGATCAGGGCCGCGAACAGATGCACCGCCTCGGCGATCGGCTGATTGCCGAACTGCACACCGAAAGGCTGGGCCAGCTCTTCGATGCGGCGCACCGTTACCCCGCCGATCACGCGGCGCACCACCATGGTCAGCACGTCATAGGTACCGGTCGCATCCGGCGATACCGACATGCTTTCCACCGCGCCGCCCGCCAGCGAATAGGGCGCCCAGCCAAGCACCTCCTGCGCTGCGTCATGGATCATGATCGCCAGCTCACCGGTGCCGCGACGGGCCCAGGCCATGCGCAACGGCGCCGACTGCCAGGCCAGTTCGGCAAAGCCGCTGTCGCCCAGATGGTCGGCCGGCAGCGACAGTTCGGACGAGACGTTCGCATCTTCCTGGAAGGAATAGGCGATCTCGAAGAGCCGCCGGCCATCCTTCGAGACGAAGATCGGCCGGCCATCCGGGGCGATAGGGCGGACGTTCGGCGCCGATCCAAGGCCGCTGTCCTGGCCAAAGACCGTTGTCGTCGGGCCGATGGCCTGGCCGCGATCGGTGGTGCGGGTCGAATATTCCTCGCCGAGCGCGCCGATATGCAGGCCGTTCTTGCCGCGCTTCAGCCAGATCACGCGATTGATGCTGGACGTTCCGGCGATCGCATAGGCAAAGGCGCTGTCTGCATCGATGCCCGGTTCGAAATCGTCGAACGTGCCGGCCGTCGAAAACCACAAGGTGCGCGGCTCGGACGGGCTGGCGGCCGCGACCATGCGCTGCTCATAGATCTCGAGTGCCGCGGGATAGCCATAGACCGCCGACCAGGCGCCTTCTTCCCAGCGATAGGTGTTCGCACTGACCACGCCCTGCGGCAGGGCCTGCAGCACGGTGGCCGTGGCCGTGCCGCCCCCGCCGATGGCGGTGATGCGCACGATCCCGGCGCCGTCGTCGAGGAATTTCCAGCGCACGTCGGGGCTCAGGCTGACGCGCTGCGTGCCTTCGGTGTGGGTGGGCGGGTTGACGCCGGTATCGGTGCCGACCGTCAGCTGGTAGGTGTTGCCGTCATAGCGCATGCGCTGGCCGACGCTGACCGCGGTGTTCCCGGTCCAGAGCGGGTCGAGATTGTCGACCGCCTTCAGGCGCATCAGGCTGCCGACATGATTGGCGGTGAAGAGCGCGAAACTGGCGGTCAGGGTGACGGTGCCGGTGGCCGCACTGGCCTGCACGGTTTTTGTCGTATCGAGGTTCTGCACCCGAAATGGGCCGGAATTGAACGCGGCGGCCGCGATGGTCCAGCTGTTCAGCGCCAGGCGGCTGATCTTTTGAATGGGGCGCAGCCCGTCGGTGATCCAGATCACGTCGGCCGTCTGCACCCATTGCAAGAGCGGCAGCGAGCTGGCCGGAAAGGGCGTGGCCAGCTCATATGGGCTCGGGCCCGACAGGACCAGCGCGCCATAGCGCCAGACGCGCATCCGAAGATCGGTGAATTCGAGCGTCAGCGCATCGTTTTCGGCGAACTCGAAATTCACCAGGCGCGCCGGCTGATTGTTATAGCTCGCACCACGATCGATGGTGCCAGGGGCGCGGGTAAAGCCGCCCTGGCGCATCGGCAGGTAGCCTCGGCAGGCACGCATCCCGGTCTGGTAGCGCTGGTAGTCGAACCTGCGGTGCAAGAGCGGCGAAATCTCGCCGGCGGAAAAGGCGGTCTGGGCGGTGCTGACCCGGGTCATCGAACCGCCTCCGTCGCCCAGTCACCCTGCATCGGGCGACCGTCATAGCGCGCCGCACTGGCCTGGCGGGCATCGATGCGCATCGCCTGGCGCAGCGCCACCGATCCGGCCTGTTCCAGCCGGCTGACCTTGCTTTGCGTGCCGGTCCAGATCGGCGCCAGAAGGGCCGCAAGCTGGAATGCCACCGCGGTCTGGAAGGTGGCGGGCAGGGCAGCCTCGTTCGATGTCTGGCCGGTGTAGCGGATCGCCAGCGGGCCCGCCGCATCGGCGCGCAAGAGGTCGCGGTCGCGCCGCCAGCGGACAGTCGGATCGACCACCTCGCGCAAGACGACGCAATCGCCGGGAAGCTGGTAGGCAAAGGTCAGATCGTCGTCGATCGCGGCACCTGACGGTAGCGATGCCTCGGGCAGTTTTGCCAGGACCGACGCGAAGGACCAGTCGGCCGCCTCGAGACACATGGTCAGGGCGATGGGATATTGCTCGGCCGCTGCCTGCGCCTGGGCGCTGTCGTCCGCAAAGGACGAGATCGGCGACAGTTCCATCAGCCGGAAGGCCTGGGCGGCTATCGTCGAGGTGGCGATCGGCACGGTCATGGGCAACCTTTCGGGCGGATGCACCGGGGCCAGCCAAAGCCCCGGCGGTTGTCATGCGGAACCGGTCAGGTGCGGTAGCGGTAGGCGATCGAGAACTTCAGCGTGCCGGCGGCGGTCGCGTCGGCCGGGCCGGTGACGTAAAGCATGATGTCGCCGCCCGGGCTGGCGGCGAGGCCGAGCCGTTCCCAAAGCCGCTTGCCGTGGTTGGCATCGCCAAAGGCCACCGGGTTTTGCACGTTGGCGGCCGACCGGGCGACACTCAGGATCGCGGTCGGGTCGGACTTGGTGCCGATATTCACGGTGGCAAAGCCCCAGTTCTGCACCTGGAGCGCGGTACGTTCGTCCAGGATCGCATCGGCCGGCACCGGGCAGAGCTTGTATTTCGAACCGGCATTGTCGGTCGATGCGTTGATGACGGTGCCCGTGGCAATGATCAGCCGGCCGCGCATGAACTGGGTGTCGGGCGGGTAGCTGTTGGGATCGAGATAGTCGGCGATCAGGTCGGATTTTCCGGTAACGACAGCCATTTCGGTGGCCTCCTGTGAAGGAAAGGGGGATAGCCGGCCGGTGTGTTACCGGCCGGCCGGGATCACATCAGGCGCACTCGATCACGCGCACGCCGCCGTCCTGGATGCGGACGCAATCGACGAAGACCGAGGTGTAGATGTAGGGCAGGTTCTGCTTCGACGTATCGTTCCAGATCCGCCCTTCCACATCCTGCCAGAAGCCGCAGGCGATGTTGTTCTTCGACCAGATCGGGATCATCCGTTGACCGGTCGCGTTGACCGGCAGGCGGTTGGTCAGGATCCAGTTGATACCCAGCAGCGGCGTCGGCTTGCCCGTGCGCAGCTGCTCGATGTTGAAGACGTTGGGCGCGGCACCGCCGGCCGACGCGGCCGACAGGCCGAGCAGATCGTCTTCCTGGTCAGGCGTGATGCAGGCCCAGAGCGGGTCGTTGTCCTCGATCCCGAATTCGGCCTTTTTCAGCGCCTTGCGCGCGGCGCGCAGCTTGTCGAGCGTCAGGCCGGTGCCACCATGCACGATGGTGTTGCCACTTGGCAGCGCGGTCGTGGTTTGCGGGCGCTTGCCGCTGGTCGCCAGGCCAAAGATGCCCGATCCCGACACCGCGAAGTTGCCGGCACTGTCTTCGTCGATCCCGAGGATCGTATCGAAGACGGCACGCTCGACAGCGGCGACCGAGTTGCGCATCAGGAAGGATGTCGGGTCCATCGCCGCATCCCACTTGTCGACCGTGTCGACAAGCTCGCCATCATGGATGACTTCGGGGCGGACCAGCCAGCGGCTGTCCTTCTTGGTGCGGTTGTCGGGGTTGTTGCGGCCATAGTCCTGACCCTTGACCGCCTTCTTTTTCAAAAGCAGGTCCGACACGCGCGCTGCTTCGCCGGTGACGGGCAGGATGGTGACGGCCTGGCGCAGCGGATTTTGCATCTGCTGCGCGACCATCATCACGTTGTTCTGATAGGTAAGCTTGTGATGTGCCTCGACATCTTGCTGGAAGCTCATGGCCCCCTCCTTTGAAAACTGACAAATTGGTGAGTTTTCGGAGGGGTTGCCCGATCAAGCCGGACCCGCCCTGGCGGTAACGTCGCCTGCACGGCCGTCTCTTCCGGCTGTCATGCGGACCCTGTGAGGGGTTGCCCGCCTTGGGTCAAATCAGTAGCCACAGGTCGGGTGATTTGTAAAGCGGAAATCCAGATCTGGGTCGATTTGTCGTCGGCGGGCGCAGATGTTGACCAGGGCCCCGATTGTGAACGATCTGCGCCCGCCGTGCCTCTAGGCGCGTCTCGGTAAAATTGGCTCTGCGCGCTCGACATAACGTCTCAATTCGGCCTCTGCGGCGGGGCCTTCTTCACGCGCCACTTGTTCAAGAATGTGAATGCCGGAATTGATTGAGGCATCTACCTCAGCGCGCGTCGCAGTTCGACCCTCGCGCCACCAAGTGACTTCTTCCGGGTCGCCAATATAGAAGCCTCGGCCACGCTGGTATTCGCTGTTCTTGGTGATCCAAACAGCCGTTACACCGGGGTTTCGCAAAATTGCGATGCCATCCACCCCGGCGCCCTCTACAACCTGATCCTCATTTCTGTCGGCGCGGCGCGCTCTTGGACGCGACATGAAAGGGCAAACCTGAACGCTCCAAAGGGCGATTTCCCTTGTGACAGGCGGGTCTCCGGCGGTTCGGTTGATCACGCACATGGGACCGACGCAGAACGCCTTATATCGACCAAGTTTCTGCCCGCTCACCCAACACTTGTCGAACTTGATCGCCTCATGCATCCGACCTCTGTCGATGTGCACGAAGTCCCATTTCCCATCTTCGGTCTTTTCCGTAACGAACCACGGTACAGGGAAGCCGCGATGGTCAATCGGCCGCGTCCTCATGGCTGCTGGGGTTTCGATATGAGATGTTTGTTCTCTAGTGCTCAAAATCATTTTCTCGCTCCTTTTTACGTAGTTACGCGCTCTGCGGCCGCACCAGAAAACCCTCGATGCCGGACCGGACGATGATCTTCATGCCCAGGATCGCGTCGCACCAATCGTCTATGTCGGTGATCTCGCTTTCCTCGCGGAACCGTCTGGCGGTCGAAAGCCCCATTTCCAGCACCAGCCGATCGTGCCCGCGCATCATCATCTGCGCGCGGGCATCGGCGATCTGGCCCATAAGATCGCGCTGGTGGCTCATTTGCCGGCCGCCAGCCGGTCAAGCCGGTCCATTTCGGGTTTCAGCCGCGCCAGTTCGGTGCGGTTCTGGGTACTGGTCGCCTCGGCATAGGCGCCGCCGGGCGCACGCATCTGCGCGGCTTTCGACCGCGCTTCGGCCGGGGTCATGCCCAGGCCCGCGCCATCGCGCAGCCCGATGGCCTTGTCCTCGCTCATCATCTCGCCAAGCGCCGCGAACAGCCGGATCGTGGCCGCGTCGCCGCCGGCCTTGGTGGTCAGGATCGATGACACCGCCACAAGCCCCGCATTGTCCAGTCCGGCCTTCTGCGCCACGACGCCGGCGGCCTGGCGGGCCAGCGTCATCTTTGCCTCGGTCTGGCCGCCCCAGTCCTTGACCAGGTCGCGCATCATCGCATCATTGGCGGCCGCGGCCATTGTTTCCGCCGCGGTGTCCTGGGCCGCCACCTTGGCGGCATAAAACTCGGTCATCCCTTGCAGCTGCGCCGGTGTCAGGCCCAGATCGAACGCCTTGCCCTTGGCGGCCTTCTCGAAATCGCCGTCCCAGGCGATGCCCTCGGCCAGATCCTTCGGCTTGTCGATCTTGTAGCCGTCCGCGTCGGCGGGCAGGTTGAACAGGTCTTTCTGTTCGCGCATCCATTCGGTCAGCGCCTGGCCGTCCTTGGGCTTGTCGATCACGCTGTCGAGCGGCTTGCCGAACCGGCGGTCGGCATTCTGGCCGATGCCGATCAGCTTTTGCACCGCTTCGTTCGGATCGTCCACGGTCAGGCCCTTGACGGTCAGGAACTGCTTCTGGTCATCGGTGAACTTGGCGTTTTCCCACCATTTGGCGCCACCACCGCCGCCTTCGCCGGCGCCAGCCCCGGCGGCGCCCGCCCCGGATGCTGCGGCGGCAGCGGCAGCGGCGGCAGCGGCAGCGGCATCTGCGCCGCCATCCCCGCCTGCAGCCTCACCTTCAGGGCCAAACACAATGCGCGGGGCGTTCAAAAGTTCAAGAAACGTCATAGTCATCCTCCATCATGGAATTCAGTTCGGTTACGGTCAGGCCCATCAGCGCGCAAAGCTGCTTGGCCAGATCGGCGCGACCGGCCTCATAGGCCAGGCGCACCGGATCGATCGGCGCGCCCTGGGGCACGCCGTGCTGGTAGATGTCCGGCTGGATCGCCAGAACGCCGCCGATGGCCAGCACATCGGTGGCCAGATCGGGCTCGGCCATGGCCGCGCGCGACCATCGCGCCGCTATGTCGGCCGCGACGGCCTTGGCCGGGAAAAGCGCGCGGATGATGCCGATACGGTCAAAGATCCTCACTGCCCACCCCCCGGCTGCGCGCCCTGCATCAGGGCATGGGCCTGGGCCGCATCCTTCAGCGCCCCCGCCACCGGCTGGGCCATCTGGGCCATCTGCGCCGCCTGGTTCTGCTGGGCGCGCGCCTCGGCCAGCTTGTCGGCCGCATCGCGCGACCGAAGGATCCGCGCCGGCAGGCTCGGGCTGGCCTCATGCATGGCCTCGAT